ATATATAGCTGATTGTAAATATAGACTCTTAGATGTTTATAAAATATTGTAAATAAATCAACAAACATATTCTAAAATTAAATTTTTAAGGCGTTTTGAAATGTAATTTTACAGCATACTTTATATTTACAATAATGTTTTATTCGCTCTCAATATCAATAGTATTTAATGCCAGCTCAGCAATTTTCTGCTGCTTTTCTAATTCAATTCTAATCTCCTCAGTTGATAGTTTGGTTACATCAAAACTGTTATTAATATTAATCTCTTTACGATCAATGAACATGCCAATATGTTTACCAATTAACTCTAACGCCTGATTAGCCCCCTTGCTATCGAACTGATACATTGGATTACCTTCATCATCTCTAGCTTGTACATATGCTTTCTCTGCTTTATCGAACGTCATTACAGGCTCAGTTTGCATACATCTATCAACAACAGACTTAAGATTGATTAACACGTATTCAGCATCAACATGTGCATTCGCGGCACGTTCAGCAATCTTACACTCTATAATGTGTGAGATGCAAGGTTTAGCAAGAAGCTTGCACCCCTCAGTTTTAGCCGTATTATAACTACACTTAAACGCTTTAAGATAAGCCTGAGTAGCATTCTTAGTAAGCACATACTCATCAACAAACACTCTATGTCTAGTATCAGGTAACGACGTATATTCATCATCATCTAAAACACTTTGTATATCAGCCACAGTAACTTTACGTTTAGTTGGCAGTTGTGATGGTGGTATTACTTGCTTACCTGCCATACTATCACCTCTTTACAAATTCAATAGACTTACCCATATTCCTAACCTTTTCCCTAACAGCATAAGCAAAACTTTTCTGTACCCAGTCAGGTAGTATTTGATTAAGTTCTTCCTGAAACATTAGATACAAATCAAGACCAATTCGCTTGCCAGCAAAAAAATAGACAGGATTAATATAATACTGAGTTCGTTTCTGATTCCCAATAATCATATCAAACCTGCCTATTAATTTTTCTTTAACCATTTTCTCAACAAATGCCTTACCACGCCAACCAGATATGCCAGCTATATCTGCAATTTCAGAATCAGTGTAAGGTTTAATTGCACCGCGTACTCTATAACCTAGCATGTTAGTACTACCAATCATTAGTTTTGAAAGCCTAGTCATTTTACCTATTTCAGAATCAGTGACATTAGCCGGAAAAGAAACATCAGTAAATATCTTAGATCCTTTTTTATTTGTTGGCACTCGATAACCTTCATCATTCATAGCATCTGGTATTTCAGTTTGAATTGTAGATAATACTTCTCCTGTCTCTTTATCAATGTTCCTTTTTTCTTGTAGCACTTACTCACCTCTTTGTTATCACTTATATGTTGTTTTTTTACCCTGTTTTTCAACATAAAAGTGATAAGAGTAAAAAATGCAAACCCTTTAACCATATGGCTTTATCAATGTTTTTTACTTATCAAGTTGCACATGATACCTAAAGTATTTTAGGTATGAGCATACAACATAATATTTAACTGCGTTTCTTACCAATCCAATTGACAGCACAAATTAACACCATACAACCTAAAAATTCCAACTAAAAATACCTCATAATCCGTTTCAACTCGTAAATCTCATAACTAAAATAAATATGATTGCCAACCGAAAACTCAATCTTAAAGCCATTCCAGACACAATAAATAAAAATAACGGCATATACAGCCCACATGTAATACTCTTTAATAAATTCCATCATTTAACCTCGCCATGCACAATACTGGTGCTATTGTTCTTACCATGTATCTTACAATCATTATACCTATCCGAATGATGGCAACACATTTCACATGCCGTCAATACTCGCTTAAACTGTATAATTATTGCCCTCTTTATAAAATCACGACATCTAGGCACGTTTTCACATCCTTGTTTAAATTCATATTGCCGACAACTACCAATACAGGAAGGAGATAACCATATTAGTAATTATCAGCATATAAATTCAAAAAATTATATTTGGTGGGAGAGGAGAGAATTGAACTCTCACCGCGTCTAGCGCAATACGGATTTACAGTCCGCTCCGACTTAACCAGTATTCGGCTCTCGCCCACGTTGAGAGACATTTTAACTTTGCAAATTACGTGCGTCTCTCAATATGGTTATCCTTCACCGCAAGGGTGCAATTACTTTGAATTGCCGAAGTCAAAAATAATAATTACTAGGTAATGTGCTTTATTACCTATTTACTATTATACTACAGTTTTTTAACATCCTACCGCAAAATCAACAGGTTTTTGACAGGTTTTTGACAGGTTTTCGTTTATTTCATTCAAAGACTGCCTTTTTAACCGTCCAAATTGATCACGACTAATATTCAACTCACATAAAGTTTCATTTTTGCTTTTGCGTTCAAAATAATGAGTTTTCACCAAATCCCTGCAATCACTCGTTAATGAATCATATACTAATTCTATAACCCTGACCTGTCCGCAAGTTACTTTTATTTTAGTTTCTAGATAATCCTTACTTTCCGCATTGGCTATACCAAAGTTTTCTGTTTGCCTGGAAATTTTACCTTGTGCATGTGGCATCCCATCTGAAATAGCAACACAGCTGGGGAACATTCCATATAGTTTCTCTTGATCAATAATTGACTGTAATTTTAACCGTTTGTAACTTTTTAATATATTTTCAATCTCATTATCAGTAAAATATTTAGTCATGCTTCTACCTCCAATTCATGTACAGTATGAATACTTGCTATAAATTCCCACTCTTTAATTTCTTTCTTATTAATCTCCTTACAATATTCCTCCGCTTTTTCTTTATCAAAAAATGCTTTATTGATCGAAAAACATTCTTGGTCTGAATAAACTACTAAGTATATTGTCATGCTTGCCTCCAATCAATTATATTTTCTACTTCACCATCTTAAATTTCAAGCCCCATACATTAGGTTCTTTCGGCATGTTCAAAACTTCCCACTTTGTACGACTATAATCATCTCTACACGTAACAACTCCGCAATCGCTTAATATCTTTTTTAAACCGCTTTGTAACGTACTAACATTAAATCTGTTTTTTACAAAACTTTCTTCGTCCAATTCAATCCATATCATTTATTAATCAACTCCTCGGCATTTATTATCTTGAAAATAAACACAATTTTTACATCTTACAACTCTGCTATATTTCCACCACGCTGTAAAAACCATAGGTAATTTAATCACCAGATACAACATTGCAACAATACTAACTAACAATCCAACTATTTTAAAAAACATCTCCATCATTTCTTGCCTCCTGGTATTATTTTCTTTCCATCCATTGCATCCACCAACCACTTAGCATACTGCATACATTTCCCAGCATCTTCCCGATCACTGCCCTTGTGACCAATCCGTAAAATATACTTAATGACTTGCATTTTCATGGCTCCAATAAATTCATCTGGTGTAAGATATTTTTGCATGATCTCGATTGGTTGAATGTCTGCTATCTGATAGTGTACTGCATCCTCAGTCGTGCCAGTAGCCTGTTTAATCGACTTTAAAGCATCGGTATTATCAATTGTTGTCGTGCCATTCTCTCGCCTAATTGTAGTAATCATATTATCAAATTTACCCCCATTGTATTTACATTCAAAACATGTAACGCTTTCGCCATTGTATGGTACTTTGCAATCATCACAAGTTAATTTTTCTTTTGGTTCAATTGGTTGCCAATTTTCAAATTTCAGACATACTTTTGCATTAGCACAAACAAGAGTTTTCCAAAATTTGCAGTTATCGCAACTCTTTTCATCTTCCACCACTTCGGCATGATCTTTATGAATAATAAATCTTCCGATCCTGTAATTCATATCGCCAATTTCCGATACTTCGTAGATATTATTCATCAATAACCCTTGGCCATCTGTTTTTATCCTAACTTTCATCATCAACACTCCCTTTAATCCTCAAATGTCATAAACGCAACACTATTTCTGTTGATAAAATAATCCTGTTTTTCATCGGCATTAGTGCTATTTACATAAAATTTTTCAGCTCTCACGACCGTCACTGGCTCATTACCAAACGCAAACCATCTATAAATTTTCATTTGTTCTGTTTTATCCAATACATTTAGCGCGGTGCCATTAAACATTATTACTAATCTGTTCCCCATCTTCACACACTCCCCAACAATTCTTATTACCAAATACAAATTATCCATTCTAAGGCGTACAAACCCTCAACCCATACATTACCCTTCAGATGTTCTGAACTTCTCTTGTACGCCCCATTCTGGTTGTTTTAAACACCTTTATTTTTTACCACTCAATACTGGATATATCGTAATCTCAACATGTTCATTATTTTTAGTCAGTGCTGTGAATCTAGCACCATTTATTTTCACTACCTGTTTATCATCCATCCACGCAATTTTATTTAAAGAATCACAAGTTCCTTTTATTAAATTATCAAGGTCGATTAATCTGCCACCAAATAAGTAATAATCAACTTTGATTCCTACATCGCCCTGCAACGGCTCCGCAAAACATTGGTTAGCTTTGAGTCCTACTAACTCTTTGTAAGCCAAATACCGTTGCGCTTGCGGATTTACAAATTTAGACCTTTGTGTCATTCTTACGGCTGGCACTGGTCTACCGGCTACTGTAAATTTAATCATTGTCGCTAACCTCCACAACGCCCAATGCCTTATCAATTTTACCCGCGATCTGATCCCAAATTGTATAATAATTATCTGGTTGGGTAATAATATGTTTACTGACATCGCCGCGTATTTTGTTTAGTTCGTGTTCATCAAAATCAACTAGCATCATTCCGCACCTCCACAATGGTTAATGATTTTCCCTTGTGGCTTATCTTTAATTAACGCTACTTTCCCTCCCAATGACATCCCAAGCGTAATATCCAGCATTTCACATTGCGATTCTTTTAATGCTACTGGATAAATAACACCATCTTGACAATACATTAATACAAATCCGTCTGTTTTACCGTCTGACATAACCTTCATTGCTCTGCACCATCCTTTACATACTCCGCAACATACACCGCATCCTTACCAGCTTTCACAACTGACCAAACTTGATAATGATTACGATCTAACTCAACGACTGCCATGCTCATTTCCTCTGATAATGCTAAATTATGTGCTGATTCTTTTGCTTTTTGGAGTTGGCTTGGCTTACATACACGTTCGCCAAGTTGGATAAATTTTTCGATTGCTGATTCATCCATAATTACTATCATATCTGCACCTGTGGTAAGTGGTAACAGCTTATCAGCCTAGACAGCTATATGCTCTGGTCTAGGAGGGCTAATGGCATAGCCTCAACTTGGGTCATACTCGCCTATCAGAAATGAACTGGCGTTTCATCACCAAGAATCCCCTGGATTCATCCATGGGGAGTGTCAACACCATCCCCCTATTCTTAAAGCAATTATCAAGCTCACTACTCCTGTATACCATCCCATCCAGAACCAAGTCCATTC